CCGCTAAGGACTGCGAGGTTCAGCCACTCACGGAACACACGCATGTGCATGTTGTCGATCAGATACTTCTGAACAACGCGCCAATGCTCGCGATCTTCCAGCAATGACAGCCTTGAACTGCTGTAGTTGGTGTCGCTGAAGTCGCGAGACAATGTCTCATATGAGCAACCAAAGCCTGACGCAAAGCGTCTTACTTTGTTTTTGACAAACATCTCAAACTGCTGATCCGGCGAGTCGATATCAGGAACTGAGACGGATTCGCCCGGCGAAAGATACTTAAATGTTCCTGGCTCGAATTCACTTATGCGCTGACTGTTTTCGACATCGTCAGCGATTAGTTCGCCTTCGTTATTGGTGATAAAGCCCATGATGCTCGCACCAGCACGAGCGCGAATTACCGCCGCTTCTTCATAGCCTTGCAACTGATGTGCATCAGCCATCACGCTATGGAACCAGGGCACTCCCCTGTTCTGGCCTGGCCTTTCAGGCATGAACAGATGAATTACATCATCTGCAGGCAAGAAGACATGCTTCCTGTCAGGAACAGGATTGCCTTGGAAAAATGTATCGCCAGGATGCCGGGTCAGAATCGCGTACCGCACAGGGCGGCCCCACTCATCAACCTCAACTCCATTGCGCCACTCATTTCCTTTTCTTTGAGTAGCACCGGTGTATGACTCGTCGAGAAGATCGCTTTCGATCATCTGCAGCGCTAATGGCACCTTCGACTCGCCGAACTGACGACGGACAATCCTGAACAATGCTTCGCCCGACTCGCACATCGCGCCAGCAGCTAGCCACTCAAAATCGTGAAAGCTGTACCGGCCAGAGCAGTCGCAAGCGTTAGGACGGGTCCAATACGACCATTTAGCTTCTATTTCGTTGTTAATCCGGTTATCTCGCTTGTTGCCACGCAGCTGCAGCACCTGAGACTGCAGCTTGATGCCGGTGCCGATCACGTTGATCTGCGTTGTTCGCTTGGCCTGCCGCGCATACGGATTGTTCCGCACCATCTCGCGAGAACGATCCCGCAGCCTGCGCAGATTGCCTCTGATCTCGGCATCAGCACTGGCCTGCGTCGACATCCAGTCGGATGTCAGTCGTGAAACCATCGCGCCGCTGTAAGCACGACGGAAAACTCGGGCTGGCGCCTTGCCAAAGCCCAGAAAATTCATGACGCTCGAACGAATACCCATGATCAGTTGAACCTCACGAACATGTTGCGTGGATTGCCAAGGCCGTTGGCGATCATTTCAGCTTGTTCTTCACGTTTAACTTCTGCCTTCAAGCGACCTTCGAGCTGAATTAGGTCTGGCAGGTCATAACGCTTGAGATTCCTGTTCGCAATCTTGTACTCCTGAACCGCTCCACCAGAGATGAGTGTGCGAATAGCGGTTTGTACTGCCTCTAGGTCTTTTCTGGCTTGAGTTCGACCATCAAAAGCGCCAGGAGTGCCTGAGTATTCAAGAGCCGCCTCGACAGTCAGCGTGCCGTAGCCAAGGGTCAGCTTCTCACTGCCCTTGGTCGCAATCGCCTGCCAATACCAGTTGCCAGCATCAAATCCTGCTGAATCAGTGGCGGAAATTGTGAATTCCCAGCCAGTGCCGAACGCACTGCCGGTTGAGATGTGTCCTTCGGAGGCAGTATTCGTCCTCAAAAAATATTTGAGGGTCCACTGGTCACTTTTGATCTCGTTGCCGAAAACATCCGTCGAGGAGTCATCTCTCCATTTGACAGTGTCGCCGGCTCGAATCTCGCTTGGGATGTTCACAGGACTACCAGCTAGAGACGAAATTACGGCGATTAGGCCGTTTTTGTTGCTTTGATCCTAGCTGAGGCGCCTTATTAGGCTCATTACGCCGCTCAAACTGATCCCAAATGCTCCGGCGGTCGAATTTTTGGTACATCCGGTGCAAAGCGGCATACGCATAGACCATTTCGTCCAGCGCTTCGTTCGGACTCTGGCTTTTTTTGACCCAAACACGCTCTGGAAAGCCATTGCGATACCTGAGCACTTGTCGCTCAGCAGTTAGCTCTTGGAAGTAGTCAGGTCCAACCGTTGGATAGAAGTGAAGGTATCCAGGGCCTGGATCATTGTGCTTCAGCCGCCCAAACAACAATGACTTCACGCCATCAACGCCAACAGGGAACAAATGAGCGCCATTTTTCATCGCTCGACCCTTGAAATTGATATCAACCTTGCTTGGCTTGCCTAAAGGTGGCTTTCCTTTTTGACCCATGCCCTTAATCGCAATCACGCCCATAGCCGCACGCTCTCGCGCATAGCCATACACCTCTTGAGTGTGGTGACCACCGGAGTCAATACAGCAAACCTCGATGTTCAGCTTGCGGCCATCCTCTGTTTCGTATGGATTCTGCAAAACCTCATCTAGCTGCTTCCATACCTCCGCCCTGGACGGTGATCCATACAGAACCACTCGATCAACCAAATAAGCCTCTTCATCTCTGGCCCATCCCCACACCGACAGACTCAATCTGTCGTCCTGACAGTCACAACCGCAGGTAAGCAACAAAACTTCGGCTGGTGGTGTTGCCTGCTTGTATTTCTCCTCAGCAGCACGCTGCAGCAACGACTCGCCACTGATCTTGCTCGCGTACTCGTCCTCCCAAACCTCACCAAGGATCGTGTTGACCCATGTTTTGAGCTGCTCAGCATCGTGCTTTGCATCCAAAAACTCCTCAACCAGATTCGACCACGCTGCATTAGGGCTGTAGCTGTAAGCCGCCCATATGTGAAATCCAGCGTGCTTGCCATTGAACGGACCAGTGCTACGCCACTCGCCACGCTCAACCATCCACCGCTTCTTGGCGTGAGGGATCATCACCCCACACTTTTCACAGCAGTAAGAAGCTGTTGAAGGATCATCGTCAAACCAGCGGATGTTGGCCCACCGCAGATACTGCATATGACCGCAGTCCGGGCATGGGACGTAGTAACGCCGCATGTCCGACTGGTTGTACATCTTCTCGATCCGACTGAAATCCTTCACCGTCGGTGTCGAGCCAGAAACGATTTTTCTGTTCCAGTAGTACTCAGTACGCCTGATGCCCAGCTTGATCTGGTCACCCTCAGATCCAGCCGAAGGCGGATAGCCGTCGACCTCGTCGAACAGAACGATCCGCCTGCTCACACGCCGGAAGCCACGCGGCGAGTTGGCGCCAACAAGACTAAGCGTCCCCCCTGGAAACTGTTTTTGCAGGATCGTGTTCGCGCCGTCCTTTGCCTTCGCCTCGCTGACCAGGCCTCTTAGAACCGGTGTGTCGCGCAACATTGGCGCGATCTCTTCCTTTGAATAACCCTGAGCATCCTCAATTGTTGGCTGCACCAACATGATTGGCGCTGGATCTTGGTGGACGTGATACCCGACGACGTGGTTCAAAATCTTCGAGTAGCCGACCCTGGCTGACTTCATCACCGTCACCTGTTCGATACCAGGGTCAGTGATCGCATCCATGATCCCCTTCTGATATGGCAGCGTTCGCCATCGCCCACCCTCCGCGCTTGACTCCGCGCTCAAGAAAGCATTTTCATCTGCCCACTCACTGAGACTCAGCTTTTTAGGTGGCTTGAAAGCCATGTAGGCCTTCTTTTCGAGCAGCTCGATATTGCTCATTCCCCTGCCTCCCGAGCCAAGTCTTCAAGCGTTTCGCGCACGATATCTTCCAAACACGCCATTGCGCCCGAGTCCAGGTCGGGTATTCGCTGCTTTGCCTTGCTCGGCAAACCCATGATCTTGTTCCTCGCCATGGTCACAATCTCAACCCACTTCGCCTCAACATCAGCTGCAGGTACAAGCAAACCCTCCTTCTGCTTCCTGTCCAGCTCAAGCAACTCGGCTTTTAGGTGCTCGGTCCTGGCTCGACTCTCGTCGTAGTCCGGTATGTACTCGGACGTTTTTGTCATCCGTGGGCCTGGTGGCCTATCTGCAACTTTTACAGCTGGCTGCTCTTGGATTACTTGTGCGGCCTTTTGGTGCGCGGTAGTCTTGCGGGTTTGCGTGTTTTTTCGATAGTCGTCAGCGAGCGTGGCAGTGTCCAGCCGCTTCTTACCTTTTTCATTAAGAACTGTTTTGAGTCGGCCTTGCCGTATGGCTTGGCTGATTGCTGGTGCGGTGATGCCAAGAATTCGTGCTGCTTCGGCTTGAGTTACTAATGCCATCCGGCGTTTACGGGAAAATCAAAAAGTGCAATGTTCAATTGGACGTTGGCAACTTTTTAGTTGCTTCATAACGCAGATTGTAGATTATTAATCTACTTTGTGCGCTTGTGCCTAGCAAAATCGTGCGGCTCGAAAGACCTA